CAGCCAGCATAACAGTCCAACATCAAGGTAACTACGCACCAAATTTAGAAGAAATTAACAATGCCAGATATTGATATTGACTTCGCTGATAGAAATAAAATCTTAGAAAAGATTCAACATATCCCTGCCGCTATTATAGAAAATAACAATACCAAAAAACATAATACCGGCGTTTACTGTCAACTAATCCCAACTAATCCACTAACTAATACTGCTTCGATAGATTATAAAATAGCAGAAGAAAGAGGATACTTTAAAATAGATTTCCTAAATGTTGGGATTTACAAAGATATTAAAGATGAAAATCATCTTAATCAACTGTTGAATACAGAACCACTTTGGGAACTATTAGAACAGGATGATTTTGTCAATATGCTGTTTCATGTTAACGGACACGGATCAGTTTTGAGAACTACAAAGCCTAAAAATATTGAACAATTAGCAGCGGTATTGGCTATGATTAGACCGGCAAAAAGATACTTGATTGGTAAAGACTGGTCCACAATTATGAATGAAATTTGGACTAAGCCTACTGGTGATGAATACTATTTTAAGAAAAGTCACGCAACTGCTTATGCTGCTGCTGTGGTTGTTCAAATGAACTTAATATGTGAATCTGTTAGTTACGAATATTCTTAATTGTTCTAACTAATTGAATAGATTTTCTCTTTACTCGCTTTTCTGCGATTTCACTTAAATTCACTATAGGGCCAAATACAAGCTCTACATCTTTAACATTGAAAGTCTTAATGCAGGGTCTAAATGCCTGCATTTCTTTTTTAAGAAAAATGTTTATGGGTATTTTACGATTGCTTTCCCACCACCAAACTTCACCCATTTCTAAGAAAAATTTCCGGTCGTCGACTGTATATATCATGGATATATCATATATACTGGCAATATTGTGATCAAAATTAATAATGATACCTATATACTCTTTATCATTAGATTTTATACAACTTAAAAAAGGATAATTATTTTGAAATTTTTCTTTCATTATATACAATAAATACTAACATGCAAAATTTACCAGTCTATTTATACTCAAATACTCTCGATATAACGTTAGATTTGGACGCTACGGTAAGAGGAGTGAATCAGGTTATGTATCAACGAGATCTAAAAATTCAAAAAGGAATTAAGAACAAAGTCCGCATTCAATTTAAAAATAGCGATCAAAAAAAGATACGAATATACAATACACAGACCTACGTGTTTAGCATGTTTGACGCTATTAATCGAAGACTACTAATCGAAAAAGAAATAGAAGTTTTAGACACTGCAACTACATCTACTCGAGGTCTCGCACTACTTACATTGAACGAAAGCGATACATTAGATTTGGATAAAAGCAGCTATCAATATACAATTAAACTACTTGAGTCAGATGGAACCTACTTACCTACATATTCAAACACTTACTACGGTATGGCGGGCACACTACATCTTTTAGAAGAAACTTATCCAGTATTACAAGACAGTAAATCCATTACTACATTCACTAAAACTTATAACGACAGCATTTTTAAATACGAACACAAAAGCGGAAATATCTACGCTGATCCGGCATTTAATGGTAACACAGCACTACACACAGTGGCTCTTTACCTAACTGCATATAGAGGAACAGTCTACATTGAGGCTACATTGGATAACAGTCCGGGCGTAAATGCTAACTATAGCACTATAGCAACCAGAGTTTATGATGGTGCTACAGGTATAGATTATGTGAATTTTAACGGAGTGTTTAGCCATATTCGAATAAAACATATCCCGGCACAAGGACCTTTAGATCCAGATAATGATAATCCTGCTTACTACGGAAGCTTTGACAAAGCACTGTATAGAAGTTAAAATAGTAGGATGAATCTCATCCAAGAGAGCCTACAACAACTACTACCAGCAAAACGAAAACTTACTCCCAGCGGTTGGGTAAGTTTTAACGCCCCTTGCTGTCAAAATAGAGGCGAATCCAGAGATACTAAACAACGAGGCGGGGTCCTAATTAACCCAACAGGCGGATTCCAATACCACTGCTTTAACTGCAACTTCAAAGCAGGTTGGACCCCAGGGAATCTACTTACAAAAAATACTAAAAGTCTGTTTAAATGGTTGGGCATTACCGATAGCGATCTTAATAAATTAGCACTACTTGCACTACAAGGCAAAGAAGATCAACCCAAATTTATTAAACAAATATCTCTTGAATTAGAAGAAAAAACACTACCAGAAGATTGCAAACTTATTAATGACTGGATCTCAGAAGGAAATCAAGAACCTGAATTACTTAACGTAGTTAACTATTTGGTAAATGAACGCAAAATAGGTTGGGATTGGTATCAATGGATGTGGAGCCCTGCTAATGGATATAGAGATCGAGTCATTGTTCCATTTTATCACGAAGGTAAATTAGTAGGTTGGACAGGTAGAAAAATTACTCAAGGAAAACCCAAATACCTTACAAATTCTCAACCTGGCTATGTGTTTAACTTAGACCATCAAACTTATGATAGACAACATTTGATTGTAGTCGAGGGACCGTTTGATGCTATTGCTATAGATGCAGTGGCTATACTTCATAATGATCCCAATCAAACACAATGCACCAGAATTAACTCATTAGGCAAAGAAGTTATTGTGGTTCCGGATCGAGATAAGCCCGGGGCCAAATTAATAGAAGCAGCTCTGAATAATAATTGGACCGTGAGTTTACCACCATGGGAAGATCACATTAAGGATGTCGCAGATGCTGTGAAACACTACGGAAGATTGTATACTTTATTCACGATTCTACACTACAAAGAAACAAACGAGATAAAAATACAACTACTAAAGAAAAAATTAGAAGCTCTAAATGACCAAAACTAACTACAATTTAGAAACACAAAAACTCTATCTCGAAATGTTTTTGAGCGATGCAGAAACATTTATCCGCTGTCAAAATATATTTGATCCGGAGAACTTTGATAGGAAACTACAAGAAGTAGCTACATTTATCAACCACTATGTTGATGAATATAAAGTCATGCCCGAGGCAAAAATTGTCAACGCAACTTGCGGCACTGAACTCGAAACTGTGGAACTGCCCCGGGAAAACTACGACTGGTTAATGGATGAGTTTGAACACTTTAGTAGACATAAATCACTCGAACGAGCTATACTTAAATCAGCAGACCTATTGGAAAAAGGTGACTACGGCCCCGTGGAAAAATTGATCAAAGATGCAATACAGATCAGTCTTAACAAAGATATGGGCACTGACTACTTTGAAGATCCCAGAGCCAGATTGGAAAAAATTAAAAACAATAATGGACAAACTTCCACAGGTTGGCCTTCAGTGGATAAGAAACTCTACGGTGGCTTTAATCGCGGTGAACTGAATATCTTCGCAGCAGCATCAGGCGGCGGCAAATCACTATTCTTGGCTAACTTGGGAGTGAATTGGGCTACAGCAGGTTTGAACGTGATCTACTTGACATTCGAACTTAGCGAAGAACTTGTGGCCATGAGATTGGACTCTATGATGACCGGAATATCAACTAGAGAAATATTCCGAAACTTAGACGATGTAGAACTTAAGGTAAAAATGGCTGGAAAACGCTCGGGAAGTATACAGATCAAGTATATGCCTTCAGGTAAAAATACTAACGATATTAGAGCCTATTTGAAGGAATATCAGGTCAAAAAAGGTCGAAAACCCGACGTTTTATTAATAGATTACCTCGATTTAATGATGCCACTATCAGTGAAAGTATCACCTTCAGATCTGTTCGTTAAAGACAAATACGTGTCAGAAGAGATACGTAACTTGGCCATGGAGACACAATGCATCACAGTGACCGCTAGCCAACTTAATAGATCAGCAGTGGAAGAGATTGAATTTGATCACAGTCACATCTCAGGCGGATTGAGCAAAATCCAAACAGCAGATAACGTTATTGGTATCTTTACCAGTCGAGCTATGAAAGAACGAGGTCGCTATCAAATTCAATTTATGAAAACAAGATCCAGCTCGGGCGTGGGACAAAAGGTAGATCTGGACTTTAACGTAGAAACACTACGTATTACAGATCTGGGCGAAGAAGAAAATAATAATAACACTAACACTACATCTAATAACATCTACTCATCATTAAAGAGAAATAGCACATTGACCGCACCCGAAACTATAGATCAAGAAACAGGTGAAATTAAACCCACAACTAAAATTAAAGGCGTGAAAACTGCTGGAGATATTAGAAATATTTTGGCTAACTTGAACGCAGAAAGAGATTAAAACCAAGAACTGATCTGCGCTCGACCAGCTTGATATATGACTTGATCCCATTGCGACTCTGCTTCGACTTCGAATACGTTCTCTATAGATGCAGAAACCCAATTCCAACTATGCACCGCTTGCCACGGACTTTGACCAGATATTTCACCCTCTAACTCACCAGCAGACCACTCTGTATAACCTGCTATGGCCCTAAAATACTCGGGACCTTGGTTTTGACTTAACGCGGCTAATATACTTAAATCTGTGGTAATACCTATATTATTACCCAACTCAGTTGTGGAAGCACTGGTCCAGTCTAAACTGTGAACTACATATACACGGTTTTGATTTTGAGGTCCCCCTATATATAACGGCTCATCAAACGGACAGGGCAACCCGGCACTGAACATTACTGAACTAAAATTCAAACCGCTTTGATACGGTCTATTGGTCTGCAACGCAACTGCACCTTCCTGATTGTGCTCTAATACTAATAACACAGCTCCCCTCATTACTTGACTGGGATACTTGGGGTGCGCCGCTATTAAATGCCCTACATGGTTCGTTTTAATCATCACTGATTATTTACACCTTTGAATAGGTCATCGGAGAGATTTTCCAGAGCGTAAGCGAAAAAAAAACGGTAAAAAAATATTTTGACACAATTATCTACCCTGATAATAAAAATGGCTCCGAAGAGCCACCCTAGACTAAACAACTTAAATTACTGCCACTCAATTGGTCGGTCTGTAACTGAACGTAAAAATAAATTTATACCACTTAACACTAACGCTTGCAACTCTGGACCAACTATGAACCCAGTCTGAGTCTGCACCGCTAAGGCTACAGCAGCTACAACATTGACCCACATGGTCCGGCTTTCCCAAAACTTCTTTGCTTGAACTTCCATGATAACTCTCCTCTAATTTATAACATATTTATGAACCCGGTCTATATACACTACCAAAAAAATACTGCGCAAAAAAATTTTGACCACCAGATTATAATCTAACCTTAAATATATACATGCTGATTAAAAAACAATACATACCATTGAATCTCCGCAAAGCAGTGATAGATAGAGACGGCTACTACTGCGTCTACTGCGACGAAGATCTACACGATAAAGAAATACACTTAGACCATATTATCCCCGAGGCTAAAGGCGGCTCTACTACATTGGCTAATCTACAAGTGACTTGCCGTAAATGCAATACCTCAAAAGGCACACTTACTGAAGCGGAATTTACACGTAGACTTAGAAATAGAGCTATGAATATTTTGGCTAGATTGGGCCCAGACCGGTCTATATAACAACTAAAAAAATTAGCGCAAAACTTTTTAAAGGGTTGGAGATCTCGGCCCCTGGTGATCTACTCTAACTCGACTTTTGCAAGCGGTTGTAAGCTTGCTGTAAGCTTTGTGTGCTATTAGCCCCTGGTGCCCCCAGAGGCCGGCCACCTCAAGCCGCCTGCAGCCCCAAGTCCAGCACGTGGGCGCGATAGGTAATACGCCCATCCCACTCCAGCTGTTGCCGCTCAAACTCCGTCAGGTAGTCGTCCGCAACCACTTCCCAGTTGATAACGTATTCGCGGAACGCTTCGTTGTCCTGCTCCACCATGCCGCAGGCAAGGTTTGCAATGTCCGCAGCACGGTTAGGGTCAATGTTCTCAACAATGTAGTCCGTGCCGCCCTTGGCCTTCCAGTATTGCGGGCACTCACCAACGCCGTCCCAGTCATGGGCGCCGTAGTTTTCGTAGACTTGGGTGGTGATCAGCAGCTTGGACATGTTCAACTCCGTTTGCGTTACAGTGAATGCAGTATAAGCTCAGTGAATAGTCCTGTCAAGTGTAGGGTTAATCCCCACGCTTGTCAGTGTTCAGTGTGGGTTGCAGGGCTCTGCGGAGTTCCACTTCCCGCTTATGGGCAGCTGTCTTGCCACGGACAATCTCATGCACGAGGATCTCAATCTCGTTCTTATCGTTAAGGGTGCGGAGTGCCACGCACAGGGTCCAGTCCTTGTTCTCAGTCTTAGCGCGGTAGAAGTGTTTAGCAGCACGGGCGCGGACGGACTTGAGCACTGTGGTCTCAGTCTTAGCAGTGACGCCAATGTAGTTGCCTTGTGGGACACGCAGTTCATAGATGATATGATTGCGATCTGAGCGCTTCTTACGGGTTGCTTCTTGCTTCATCATGTCCGTAGTATAGGATCTTTCAAAGACCCTGTCAACTGGCGGGACTTGAGCGTTTAAGCAGGATCATGAGGTAGTCTTTGGGGTTCTTAGGCTGATCATAAGGATCGTGACTGACCTTATCGTAGCAGGCGGGGCAGAACCGCCCGTTGATCTTAAAATAATTATGCAAGTTCCACCATTGACCTGGAGCGTTGGTGGTTCCGCAATTGGTGCAAGGAAAGCTCATGAGAACCTCTTCAGAACAGCGATCAAAGTGTCAGCCAAGTCGACATCATCGCGGAGCACGGCTTGGCTGGCCAGTTTACGCACCTCGTCCAACATGCCTTGGCGGCTGGCGTAAGGAGTCGAGTCCACGAACACGCCGTTGTCACGCAGGGTTCGCATGGCTTCGTCGTAGGTCTGTTGAGCCGGGATGATATTGCGCTCGTCGATGTAGTCACGACGGTCTTCAACCAGAGCACGGATCAGTTGAGCGCCCGACTTCTCCGTCAAGTCCTTGGCTTCCTTGAGTCCCAGTCCGGTCAGCATACGCACAGCCTTGATCACGTTCACGCGATTGTAGCCCGAGCCCACAGTAGGAAAGGTCAGTTTGATGTGTTTGATGATCATCTTGTTTCCTTTGCTTCCTAAGTGTTCACAGTATAAGCTCAACCAAAGACCCTGTCAAGTGGAGGGTCAATCCACTATGACGTTGGAGATCTGTCCGTTCTTGAACAGGAAGTAGAGGTTCATCGGGTAAGTAGAACCCCAGTAGACCCACACAGAGTCGTTGCCCCGGGTCACAGAGTAGCGGACGTTGGGATAGCGATTGTCCATGTAGTCCATGACCTGGATGACCTCCAGTGGGTTCAAGTTCTCGGGGGAAGTGATTGTTGCAGGCATTTCAGTTCAGTCAAAAAACGGGCGGATCTTGTTGTAGGTGTAAAGCACAGTCAGGGTGATCATAGTGACGATGAACATTTCCATTTGTCTTACTCCTTTGCTACAGTTCTTGCAGTATAAGGTCTTTGAAAGACCTTGTCAAACGGTGGGTCTTTACAGGTATTCCACTTCACCGTAGAAGTCTATGGGTTGCCCCAGTTCAGACTCTACGTAACCCAGCGTGTCGTAACCCAGCGTTTCCGGACGGCGGCCTTCCTTTACTCGTTCTTGTTCTATGAACTTCATCAAGTCTTCCTTGGAGCCAAACACTCCCAACAGGTTCTCGCCTTCGTAGTCGTAGCCGCCTAACAGTGAATAAACCTTCATCTTACCACTCCCCTGCGATAACGATTGCGATGCCCATGATGATGATGGGTGCGAACATGATGAACAGTGTGGTAAACATCGTTTGCTCCTTACTTGGTGCGGTTTGTGAGGTAGAAGCGGCCGTTCTCGACCTTACCGCACATGACTACTCGCAGGGGAAAACCATACTCTGCCATCTGCCGACGCATACGAGCAAAGCGGTTCAACTTAGGGGTTCGGAATTGCTTTTTCATCATGTGTGTAGTATAGTCTCAACCAAAGACCCTGTCAAATGGTCGGTTATAGTGCCAATGTGTCCACTGGGCACAGGACCATGAACATGATGTTATGCTCTTCTACCTGATCGTATCTGAATGAGTATTGCTCGCCGGTTTCGTCACATCTAACACCGAATTGATCAGCGAATTTCCACATGATACGGAACTTCTTATCATTGGGGATATAGATGTAGTCAGCACCCATACAGGCTTTTCTATATTGCTCTAGAGTCGGTCTGCGTGGTTTTTCTTCTTCCATTTAGATCTCACCTTCTTCTATTAGTTCTTCTACCGCTTCGTTAAATAGGCTTTCCCAAGTTCGAACATCGTCAACGATCCTAATGTCTTTCTTACGTTTAGAAAGATGTGTGCCTTTTTGATAGACTCTCCAAAGATGTGTTTCACAATAGGAACGCCCGTTAACAGTGGTATGAGTGCATCCTTCTCCGTGGCCGATCCACATACATGTAGTCATTTCTCACCCTCTAAGATCTTATCCAGATCTGCTCGTTGTTTAGGAGTGGCACTCTTATAGATTGATATACCGGTGGCCACTCCATGTTTAAACGCCATGAACTCGAGAACCATTACAATGCCCAAGAAGCAGGCAATCAACCACCAATGGTCTCCTTCACGATCTACTGCCAACGCCATGAGCCAAACAGCCACAAGGGCTGCGGTTCTGGGCAACAGACGATCTAAAAGGCCGCTCACGCACGCCTCATGCAAGTGGTTTGAGCCATTGCACGCCAGTTCTGTGGAAAGCTTTCACGAAGGTCAGCAACCTTCAAGACCATGCGCAGGCTCAACTCACGAAGCTTAGTTTGGTTCTCATTGACGAAATCAACCACTTCGTCTTTGGCAATTTGCGTAAGACCATCACGGTCATCCAACATGCCATCACCGACGATCTGCTTGATACGTAGGATCTTCTCCCGATTTGTGTCCATCTGCAGATCAATGTAGTGGCAACGGCTTTCCAACGCATCCAAGTGGTCACGCAGCTTCTTAGACCTTACGTGTTCGAACTTGATGTTGGTGATGAAGATCGCTGCACCACAGAACTCAAAGC